AGGTGTGTGTCGATCACCGACATTTCAGGTAGTTTCATAGCAGATACCCCAACCAAAAGCAAAACGCAGCCAGAGAGACTAGCGTGATCAGCACCGCAATGCCGTACTCCAACCACTCGTTCATGTACAGGTCTTCGATGTCTTCGATGTCGTCGTCTTGGTTATGGTCTTTCATGTCTTCTCCCCTTTGAACAGCCCCGTGATCCGTGACCAGATGCTCTCGTCCAAGCGCGCCTGCAGCGTCTTGATCTGGGCCATTAGCTGCTCCTGGACGTGTTCGTACTGTTGGGCCGCTTTGGCGTACCCCTCGTTCAGGCCCTTGGCGTGGGCCGCGGCCTCCACCTCTTTAAAGGAGCGGCGTTTTGCGCGTGGAGGTTTAGTCGTCGTAGTCATTCTGATTCTCCATGTGGTTAAAAACTTCGTGTTCAATGCGGGCCAGTTCTTGCCCAGTGATCTTGCGCTCGAGCCAGGGCGCGGGTCGGCCCTTGCGATCGCAGATTTCCCAGTTCCCACAGCCCCCCTCCTCGGGGTGACTGTCGCCCGGGTCAGCGCGCAGGATGGCGGACTGATGCCGCTCCCAGTAGGTTATGCGGATTTTGCATGGAATGCCGCTGACGGTGGAGTCGAACTCGGTCATAGCGGCATGTCCCCGTGCCATGGCTCGTCGTCCATGCGCTTGAGGTTGAAGATGAAGCGGTACTGCGGATGCACCTTGACAAACAAGCGCGCGTAAAACGCAATGTGATTGTTGCAAATCTTGAAATCCGCGCCCGTAGTGGTCATCGCCACTTCCCAGCGGATGCGGTTAATGATGAGCCAGTGGCTGATCTTCCTGTGGCCGGCGTTGATCGCCTCCAGCGTGAAGCGCTCAAAGCATTCCCACACCAGCGGGTTGCCGGCGTTGAAGGCGTTGAACTCCCGCTGGCGCAGATGGAACGGGGTGTTCATGCTCATGACTCCTCCGCCACGTAGGTGATGGCCAGGAGGTTTTGAATCTGGTCTTCCAGGACATTGAGCTTCTTCTGAACCTCTTCCCGCAGCTGCGTCTGCTGCGCCTTTAAGGTCTCGATCTTGCTGGCGACCAGTTCTTGAGGCTCAAGGATGATGTCCACCGTGATGGTAGCCTCACCCACATAAGTCCACCCGCTCTTGCGCATGCAAAAGCTTGAGAACGCCAGTGCGCCCAATGCCACTTCAGTGTGCAGTTGCTCAGGCTTCAAGTGGACGTGGGAAGGGAGCCATGCCTTTAAAGTTCCAGTGATGTTTTTCATCTGATTTCTCTCTTTCTGTGGTTGGAGTTTAAATTATACCGGTATCGTACCAAATGAGATTAGGGATTTCCCCATGTCTCGTAAAAAAGCCATGCGGCCGTTAAACAAAGGATGAGCACTCTCCACCGCAGGTGGTGAAGGTAGCGTTCAACGCGCATTGCCTTGCAACCGATCGGCCACCAGGGTAGCGTAGCCCGCGATGTCGATCCAGCTGTCCACCTTGTCAGGGTTGCCGTTGACAATGCGTCCGATCTTGTGGACGATCATCTCCAAGGCTTCCCATTGGTCATCGGCGAACGTCTTGTTGTGCGCCGCTGCGTGGTCCGCGAGCAGTCGTTTCATTCCCTGCATCAGTGCAGCGCCGTCCTTGAACTTGCCGTAGTCCGTGGCACATTCGGTTAGGGTAGCAATGAGGCTGTCCCCCTCGTTCTTCTTTGCCGTCCAGTCCAGCTTGGCCGGGTCGGTGTTAACAAGTTCCTTGAACACCTTTTGCTGTCGGGTAAGGGCTTTTTTAGTCATTTCGCTTTTTCTCCTTTCTATGGTTGAGACTCAATCGTAGCACATCTAGTTCACGTGTCAACAACTCAACTTTCTTTTCTGCATTTAACCAGGCTTCCCGCCACAGTCTCTGATCCTCAATGCGCTGTGCGGATGCTTCAAGCAGGCTCGCTATTGCGGGGAAGACCTCCTTGACTGAGCGTAGTTCCTCTTGTAGTTTCATGGTTGCTCCAAGGGTGGTTTAAATATTCCTCTCGCAGTAGTCCGTATAGCACCAGGTCCCCGCCATCGGAAAAAGCCTTACGCATACGGCCCTCATACTGAAAGCCTAGGCGCGATACAAATCGTTGGGCGTTTAAATTCTCTGCGCGGATGAGGCCCGTGACCCGTGGCACTTCAAGCACCATGAACGGCAATTCAAAGGATGCGTGGAAGAACCCCCTCGACAACCAGCGGCTCTTGGGCCGTGCTGCGATGTGCATGTCCATGTTGTTGCCGGTGTAGGACGAGAACACTGTGACAGCCATGAACTGGTCCTTGTCATCCACCAAACTCACGGCGGTGACGTCCGCTGCCAGTCCCTCAATGCCGATGACGTTCCTGGCCCAGGCAACAGCTTCATTGTTACGTTCAAACCGCAGGATTTTCATAGTACTTCTCCACAATTTCGTCTTCAAACAACATCACCTGTTCCTCGGTAAAAGTTTTGGTAATGTCTATCTGCCGGGGTTTGCCGCTGGGGCCTGTAATGGTCAACAAGATTTTGGTGATGTCCAGTTGCGCAGGCAGCTCCGTATCCTCCACCAGTATGGCCGGAAGCACTTCAAAAGTGAGTTCGACGGGGAACGTCATCTCGGTTTGGTATTTCATCCTTAGCCTTCTTTTTGTTGGCAGCAATCCGCTGCAAGGTTAACGACTCTTGGTAAGCGTGATCAAAGGCAGGAATGATGATGCTGTACATGTAGCTGCCCATTCCAATCTTGTAAAAAGCCGCAACTTCCTTGAGCATGTAGTACGCCTCCTCGGGCAGGGAGACGCTAATCCAGCGCTGTCCCACGCGTTTGGACGGAGACGCACGGGTCTTCTCGGAGGGACGCTTCGTCCTTGGCCGACCGTTCTTCTTAGGGCGGCCTCGTTTAAGGGCTGCTACACGTACCGACTGGCGCACGTAGGGCTCCGGGTAAGCAGGCACAACCTTGTCTCGTATTTTGAGCGGCATTGGCATTGGATTCTCCTTTCTTGGGATTTATCAGTGTATTGGAAAAAATGGGCCGGGGAGTTATTCCCGGCCCAAAACTCATTAAGAGGAGACAGGGGCAACTGCAGTTAACCCCGCCTCAATTATGCTGCTTCTCCCCAACTTGGTCCAGTCTCTACATCCACTCGAGAGGGGATTTCCAGGTTCACAGCCTTGGCCATGATATCGGCGGCCTCGCGGGCCTCGTCGATGTTCCTGACGGACAGCGCCACCTCATCGTGCACCTGCAGCAAGAGGTTAAAGCCCGCCTTGTACAGCGCCACCATGCCCGCCTTGGTCTGGTCTGCGGCCGAGCCCTGGATCAAACGGTTCAGGCCCTTGTAGGTGCCCGCGCGCTTGATCCGTGAGCCGTATTCAATGACGGCCTGCTCACGCGGCAGCGCCTTGTTCACGCCCCACTCCGTTGGCTCCCACAACGGGAAGCGGCACTTGCGGCCCAGGAGCGTGCGAATGGACCCGCCAGAGGCCGGGTGCTCAATGCGCTTCATGACCGCGTCCACGGTGCCCTTCAAAAACGGGACCTTACTGTGGAACGTGGCAATCAGTTCGCTGGCCTCTTCCAAGGGCAGGTCCAGCTGGGTGGCCAGCTTGGCTTTGCCCATGCCATACATCAGGCCCAGGCCGATGGTCTTGGCAGCCTTGCGTTTGATGCCGGCCATGTCGGCGACCATCTGGTGGAAGTCCGTGTCGGGGTTGTCGCGGTAGGCCTGCGCCATCTTCTCTGCGCCCGGCAGGCCCAGCAGGGTGGCGTAGTGCACCAACAGGCGGGGCTCTTGCGAGGAGAAGTCGTTGGCAGCCCAAATCTGGCCATCCTCGGGCAGGAACAGGCCGCGCACCAGGGGGCCGATGATCTCGTGCCTGGCAGGCACCTGCTGGAGGTTGGGGTTGGACGCCGACAGCCGCCCCGTCACCGTGCCGCCCTCCTCGTTGCGCATCTGGTTGAAGTGCGTGTGGATGCGCCCATCACTGGCGCTGTGCTTCAGGTAAGGCTCCAGGAACGTCCCGTGAGTCTTGTTCAACTCCCGGGCTTCTAAGATCATCTTGGCCATGGGGTGCTCGTGCGTGTCCAGGAAGCTCTTGGTAAAGCTCGGCGCGCCCGCAGCGGTCTTAGGGTACTGAACACCGATGCGATCGAAGGCCGCGGCGATGGACTGCGCCGCCCAGATGTCCACCTGCATGCCGGCTTGGCTTTTCAGGTACTTCAGGATTTCGGTTTCCTTCCTGCGCATCTCGGCCATCTTCATCTCACACCTGGCGCGGTTGAAATGAATACCCTTTAAGGTGATGTCCACCAGCACAGGCAGCACTTCGGTTTCCAGCTTAAACACCGACTCTACTTCCTCGTTGCGCATGAGTGCTTTGAAGTGGTGCCACAGCTTCAAGGTCAGCGCCGCATCCTGCTCGGCGTAGTCGCCCACATACATGGCCGGCAGCTTCCACAACTCCTTCTTAGGGTGCACGCCAAAATCGGAGGCGGAATCCTTCAAGCCCTGTTCGGACTTGACCTCCTTGAGGTAGTCAAAGCCCAGGGCGTTCAGGCTATAAGCAAAGCGGTTCTCGTCCAGCACAGGTGCTGCCAGCATGGTGTCGTAGACCGTCCCGTTTACTTCAAATCCAGCGGCCCTGAGCCAGCCGAGGTCGTAGGCGGCGTTGTGCATGATCTTGTCTGCGGGCGTAGCCAGGACGTCACGCATCCAACGCTCCACGATACGCTTATCCAAATTACCTCCGCCAGCATGAGCAACAGGGAAATAGCCAGCCCAACCATCAACAGCAACAGCGTAGCCCACAATAAAGCCGTCATTTCGAGGCCAACCAGGGCCCAGGCTCTCCATGTTGGGGTCACAGGTTTCGAGGTCAATTGCAATCTCCTTGGCTTCATTGAGGTTGGGAAAAGAGGCAGGGGGCAGCCACTCGGAAATCCGAGGGAACATCGGCAGCGTTTTAATTTCTCGCTTCACAGTCGGAAGCCTTTCTGTTCGTTCTTTGGCAGCACGATGTGCAGCGTTTGCTTGGCGCGGGTGATGCCCACGTACAGCAGGCGGTTGATGTCATCCGAATTCGTGTCGTACTCCTTTGCAAAGCGCGTGGACAGGTCACACAGCAACAGCACGTTGTCCGCTTCGCCGCCCTTGGCTCCGTGGATCGTGGACAGCTTGATAGGCACGTGGCCCGTGAGCCGTGTATTGCGCCTCAAGAGCGAGACCATGTAGTCGCGGCGGTCTTCGCTGATCTTGGTCAACGCCTTGTGCCAAATTTCTGTAGAAAGAAGACCGTGCTTTTCTTTCAGCAGATCGAGGGTGAACATGGCGGCCTGATCGGCCGTGCGCAGCATCTTGTGGCCATGCTTGATGAATTCGCTGCCCATGTACTTGTAGATCACCTTGAGCACGTTGAAGGGCACCTCTCCTCCCTTGCGTAGCTTCTCCCAGCCCAGCACCGCGAGGAGGGTGTTCTCGCTGACGCTGCGTTGTCCGTGGCGCTCGAACAGTAGGCCCTGGCTCTTGATCCAGTCGTGCATGTCCGTGAGCATGTAGTTGGCGCTGGCCATGATAAGCCAGTTGCCTTGGCTGATGTCGACCTGCTGGAAGTCGTTGTAGTAGTTGATGCTGCCCGCCTCTTCCCGCGCCTTCCAAATTTTTGGCTGGCGGTTTGTGATGCGCATCACCACGCGGTTGGCTAACGCATGGATTTTCGAGGGGACCCGGTAGGATTGGTCAAGGATTTTGACAGCGCCTGAAGCCCCTAAAAAGCTCGCAACATCGGCCCCGGCCCATGTGTAAACGGCCTGGTCGTCGTCGCCTGCCAAAAAGAAGCGCTGGGCGCGCAACGAAAGTTGTTCGACCAGCCTCCATTGCAAGCGTGACAGGTCTTGTGCCTCGTCGATGATCAATGCCTCCAGCTTGGGCAGGCGCTCGGGCTCCAACAGCACGTGCTCCAACAGGTCGGTGAAATCCAGCAGGGCACGTGACGTCTTGTAGTGGCGGTAGGCACGCTCGACAAACTCAAAATGGAACCATTCAATGTCCATCCGGGACTGGTTGTAATGCGTGTGCAGGTCCATGCCGCGGGCACGGGCAATGTTTATCTCGTTCAAGATCGGGTTGTCGGCCTTGACCACAAACTCCTCATCGCCGCTCTCAATGGACAGCTCAATGCCGGCCTCCAAGGCAAACTCGCGGTAGTGCTCGGTCGACATCATGTCCTTGGTGCCAATGCCGAGGCACCGGTAGGCCAGGCTGTGCAGCGTGCGGAAGAACGGGAAGTCCGTGTCGGGGTTGAGCGCAGGGAACTTTTCAATGGCCCTGTCGCGCGCTTCTGTGGCCGCCTTCTTAGTGAAAGCAAAGTACCCAATTTTTGTCGGGTGCACATTGCCGGCCAGCTCGGTCTCGACAATGCTTAGAAGGTAGGTGGTCTTGCCGGACCCGGGTGGGCCAAAAACTTTGGTGGTGGTCATTCGTCTTCCCCCTCGTCCCACATGTCCCACATGTCCTGCGTCCAAACAAGGACGGGGGTATCCTCTCCGACATATGCGCCTTCAATGTTGAATTCGATGAACTCGCGGGCGTCCTCGCTGGTCATGCCATCACGCATTAGACTTTCGCGGATAAGCTCCGCGTCGTACACCAGTACATCTACTCGGCCAGAGCCCCGCCATATGCAGGCAGGCCCAAGGATCGCGTCGTCATGTCCGTCAATTTTTAACATCAGAAGGGGCTCCTTTGTGTGCGCTGCTCCGGGGTTTCAAACGGCGCGTCCTGGCGATTAAAGCGTGTGATTTTCCAGCACCGCGCTGCGCGGTTCTTGAGGAAGAGACTGATCGGCTCGCCGCCCTGGTCTCGCAGGCGCTGCGCCATTTTGGGTGCGGTCATGCCTTTAAAGTTGTTGCGCACCAGGTGCGCCTCTAGGTCCTTCATGCGGAAGTAGGTCTTGGCCTCAGCCTCGTCGGTCCATGGACGACCCATGAGAATTTCATCGCGGTCCATTGCCTGTTGCAGGTGCGTGCAGAATTCTTCGAGCAAATCGTTGAAGCGGCCGGTGATGCTGGTGTCTTCGCTGGCCTCGGTAATCTGTTCCGTCTCAACCATCTCCTTGAGCAGCGCGTTAAGCATCTGCTCCCAGTCTTGCTTGCGCAGTGTAGGGGGCAGGAGATTGAGCTTTTCAACGCAGGCTTTTTGGAATGCGATCTGCACAAACAAGCTCTCCGTGTCCAACTCGATCCGCTTGCCGTTGATGTCCATGAACCACAACGGGGGCTCGGAGTTGTACTTAGACAGCGAGGACACCTGTGGGGCATCAGGCCCGTTGGCCCCGATCCCGTGTTTGCGTGTCCTGCAAAGCCCGCTGTTGCAAAAGCTGTTGAGCGGAGAATCCTTGCACTTGTAGCGGTAGTCTTTTTTTTGCAGCTGCTTGACTAGGATTTGAACCTCGTTGTTGGGCAGCGGCGGGGAGACGTACTTGAGATTGTGCTCGATCAGTGCGTCGTCCCAGTGTATGGGGATTACCTTCTTGAGGTAGATGCCAATGTTGAACAGCGCGTTATTGCGTGTACCTTCTGGCACGCCCTGGCTGCATAGGGCCTGTAAGCATGGCGGCCCGTCCTTGATCGGGTGCTCTGGTGCCTTAAGCTCTTCAGGAAACTTAAGGTCAGGGTCCTGCACCCACTGGTCGTACAGCTCGTAGAACTCTTCAAGCGTAGCGGCTGTGCCATCGTCTTTGATGGCGTAGCGCGTGGTCATGTCTCCGCCAAAATACGGCAGGTTCAGGAAGTTGCCGGTGTCGCCACGGTCAACCAAAATCTCAGCTTGCTTGGGAAATATTTCGCGGCCGGCTTCTCCTAAAAGGGCTGCGCTGGCCTTGAGAAACCGCTGCATCTCGGCAGCGGGTATGGGTTCTTTGATAAACAGAAAAACATGCGCGCCGCCAGACTTGCTGCGGCACACCACCATTGGAAGTTCCAGGCTTCTAACCTTCTTTATGAGGCCGGTGTGGTCCAGTGGATACTGGTCAATGTCAACACAGCCCCAGATGCAGGAGTTATTCGCCCGGATCGGGATGATTCCCAAACTCGGTTCAACGCCTTCAAGGTGCTTGGTCCACAGGTCGTCAGTCGGTGGCTTGCGCACCACGACGGCCTTGCCGGCCTGTTTCCCATCTCCTCGGGATGACTCAATTTTGTATGTTCCATAGGCGATGTCCAGGCCGGAAAAGATCGCTTTGAACCTGGTGATGTCGGTCATTTCTTCTTTCTAGTGAGGTGGGGCCTACTCGTGCCGGAAGGGGTACCCGTGTTTTGCCTTTCATGAGCTACATGAAATGACTCAACTATCAGTCTCCCAAACACTTTCGGCCCCAGAAATCAGAATGGCGCTGGGCCGTTACCGGCTGCTCCAGTTTCGCTTTCATGCTTCACTTTTATCTCACCTGCCCCAACAGATTGAGCAAATTTCTTCGCAACACCGTACACATCAGGGGACTCGACAGGGCCCGTGCGCTCAATTTCCCAACCGTACCATTTGCCTTTGTCGTTTGACTCAGCGACTGTGGAGAGTCGGTACAGCTGGCTGTACATCGGAGGGGTGAACATGCCGTTCTTTCCAGACATCTTCACCGACTGCATCATGGAGTTCCACTTGCGACTCTTCTTCAGCTGCGTGGACTTCATGGTAATGAGAGCAGGCTCAGGAAAGCCTGATTCTCCTATCAACATGACGTAGTAGTTTGCAGTGTTCTCAATGTAGTTGCCGTTGTCCAAGTAATCCTTGTTGTCGCCGGGCTCTTTATGAGTCTGCGACAGGATATCACTGGTTGCAGGATAGATATGCACCGGTGCCCCACTGCCTTGTCCCCTAGGCATCCACTCGATGTACTGGCGCAGGTATGCGCAAGGTATCACCGCAATGCCTTTCTTGCCGTCATGAAGCTCTCCAGTGACGGAGTTGAGAAGCATGCCTGGAAGGGCACCGTCAACTTCTCCAACCTCAGGGCTGGTGCTTGTCAGCAGCCGCAGGAAAGGAAGTGCATAGTCTTCCTGCGTCATGCCGTCAAAGCCAGCTCCAGCGTCCTGTTCCAGGTCGCTCATTGTTGCCAGTGCGGTGCTGGCTTTCTGTTCCGCAATAACGTCCTCAGCCACGGTTCGTGTTCCTTTTTTCAGTTTGATTTGATGATAGCCTTCTGGCCAATAAATACGCCAAAAAGCTCAGTGTCGACGGCTTGACCCTTTTCGACACGTTCCTTCACCCAGGCCTTGAGGGTCTGGGGTTCTATCTTCTGTGCCTGCTCGGCAGGGTAGCCTTGCGTGCCCAGGAGATTCAGTAGACGAACGGAAAGCTCGTCTTCACCGCGCCCGAAACGGACGCTGATGGTGTTCTTGATAATGTCGTCAAAGCCGTTGTCTCGCAGCCACTGGTAGGCTTCCGCTTGACGTGCTTTTGGAATGCTCGCTCCGTAGAACGGTTTGATGTCAATGCTACTGCCATCTTCCATGACGAACTTCTTCATCCCTGTCTCGGCCATAGCCTCCGGAATGGTTTGCTCGGTGAGCTTGCGGTACTGATCATTGCGTTCGCTGAGAACTTCCTCCATCTCAGCAATCTCTTTCTCAAGCATCTTGGCACGCTTGGCAAGCCCAGCAATACCGGATACCTGGTCATCAGATACCTTCAACGCACCAGCGTCGTCTTCAAACAAAGTCGTAAGAGTCATCTATTTCTCCTTTCTTAAACAAATCAACCTCTAGCGGAATGTAGCGTCTTTCACGCTTGTCCCACTTGAGACACTTAAAGCGGCCATTATTTCTACTGGCAGCTACTGCACAGGCAATGCCTATGGCAGAGGGGTCTCCAATGAGGAGCAAATAGTCCTCATCAGAAAATTTTTCCAGCTTGCGCTGGATGCGACGGACTGTCGGTACAACGGAGAAAGCAATCTGGGCGTTAGGCGGCAGAATGGTTTCAATCTGGCCGTAATCCAGAGCACTTGCTATGTTGTGTTGCGTAGTCTCTGAGACAACGTAGACCTTTGGCACGTGAATTTCTCCTTTCTTAATTTAAGCGCTCAGTGTACACTACCTTTTCAGGAAACTGCAAGGCCCTGCCAGAAAGTGAGAACACATGAACCAATTTCTATCTACCTACCCCTTTAAAAACAAGCCATTTGTACACCAGCAGGCCTACCTTCAACGCTTCTGGGATTACCATGCCGCCGCCCTTTTTGCTGATATGGGCACAGGCAAAAGTTTCATGCTGATCAACAACGTGGCCATGCTTTACGACAAGGGCAAGCTCAACGGGTTTTTGATCGTAGCCCCAAAAGGCGTCTATCGCAACTGGTTTGACACAGAAATCCCTAAGCATTTACCCGACCATGTTGTTTACCGCATGGCCATTTGGTCGGCGTCGCCCAGGAAGGCCGAGCAAAAGGCGATGGACGAGTTGTTCACCGTCACAGAGGACCTCAAAATCCTGGTGATGAACGTCGAGGCCTTCAGCACCGCCAAGGGCACCGCCTATGCCAAGCGCTTCTTGCTTGTGCACAACGCGATGATGGCGATCGACGAGAGCACCACCATCAAGACGCCCGGCTCGGCCCGCAGCAAGAACACCGAGAAGGTGGGGCGTGGCGCGCGGTACAGGCGCATCCTCACCGGCTCCCCGGTCACCAAGAGCCCCATGGACCTGTACCAGCAGTGCGCATTCCTGTCGGACAACTGCCTGGACGTGAGCAGCTATTACGTGTTTCAGGCGCGTTACGCTGTGACGGTGGAGCGTCAGCTCAACACCCACAGCTTCAAGCAAATTGTGGGCTACAGGCGCTTGGATGAGCTGAAGGAAAAGCTCGATCGGTTTGCCTACCGCGTGAAAAAAGAGGAGTGCCTAGACTTGCCCGACAAGCTCTACGTCAAGCGGGAGGTGGACCTGACGCCGGAGCAACTCAAGTACTACAACGAGATGAAGGCCTTTGCCATGGCCCAGACTAACGGCGGCATGGTGAGCACTGTCAACGCGCTCACCCAGCTCATGCGCCTGCACCAGATTGTCTGCGGCCATGTGAAGCTGGACGACGGCACTGTCATTGAACTGCCCAACAAGCGCATGGATGAGTTGCTGTCCGTTGTTGAAGAGACCGACGGAAAGCTCATCATCTGGGCCAATTACCGGCACGACATTGAAGCCATCAAGATGGCGCTTTCAAGGGAATATGGCATGAATTCCGTGGGCATGTACTACGGCGATACCGACATGGATGAGCGCAAGCGGGTCCTGGAGGAGTTTCAGAAACCCGAGAGCGAGATGCGCTTTTTTGTGGGCAATCCCAGCACTGGGGGCTACGGGTTGACGCTTACCGCGGCCCACACGATGGTCTATTACAGCAACAGCTTTGACCTGGAAAAACGACTGCAGTCCGAGGACCGCGCCCACCGTATTGGCCAGACCAAAAACGTGACCTACATTGACCTGATTGCCGTGGGCACCGTGGACGAGAAGATCGTCAAAGCGCTGCGCGCAAAGATTGATATCGCAACACAGGTTCTTGGAGAGGAGCTTAAAACATGGCTAATTTGATTCCCTGGGCACACAACTTTGTCTACGAAAAGCTCAATCGAATTGACGCCCCCAACGGGCGGGTTTACGTGCTGCCCAATGGCACACAGGCCCCTTCTGTGACCACCATCCTGGACCGCACCAAGGACAAGACAGCGCTTAAGGAGTGGGCCATCCGTTTAGGGCAAGCAGAGGCTGACAGGCAGCGGGAAGAGGCGGCCTACATCGGCACGAACATGCACGCCACGCTTGAGTGCATCATCAACGGCGATGCGATGAAATTCGGCACTGATTGGAAGGCCATGAAAGGCCACCAGATGGCGTTTACCTTGGCCAACAGGTACTTTGAGGCGATTACCGAGATTCACGGCTTGGAGGTGGGCCTGTACTACGAGGACCGCTACGCCGGCACGACTGACCTGGTGGCCACGTACCGGGGCAAGCTGGCGATTGTTGACTTTAAGCAATCCGTCAGGCCCAAGCGCTACGAGTACATCACCGACTACTTTCACCAGTTGGCCGCTTATGCGATGGCGCACGATTGGAAGCACGGCACGTCGATCGGCTTTGCCGCGGTGCTGATCGCAGTGCAGGACGGGACGACGCAGGAGTTTACGATTGCGGGCCGCGCCTGGGACGTGTTCAAGTCCGAGTGGCTTGCCCGGCTTACTGCTTGGGAGGCTGCTGTTGCTGCTGCGCGCCCATCATTGGACTAAGCGAGTCAAACGGGAAAAGGGATTGGTACTGGGCCCGCGCGGTGGCGTTGGTTGGGGCACCGCCGCCACTTGCACCACCTTGGCCGGGCGGCTTTGGTGCGTTGTTCATGAGCCCCGGCACACCACGCGTGCCTGGAGCGGGAGGACGTCGTATTTGCGTGTCCATAGGCAACGCCCGCAACTGTCGCGCTGCCTGCCCCTCTGGGGTAAATGGAGGCTGCACAAACTCGGGCATTCGACTCGTTTCGTAGTATTTCCGTCGCATGCCCGGGGACACCGGACCAAAGGCGGTTTCTGCAGGGAGTTGAAACGGCCGGGGCTCGTCCGGCGCGATGTAGTTCAGCGCCGGTGTAACGGCATTCTTGCCAACCGCTACCCCTAGAGTGCCGAGGTAGTCGAGCAGGCGGTTGGCAATGTTGATCTGTTGTTTTTGCGTGCGGCCTTTTTCTAAAAGCAGGGCCATAGCTTGTGGGTCCTTGACCGCGTTCTCCAAGATTTGACGCACAGTATTGTTGGGCAACTGGTCAAAGATTTGACGTAAGGCCTTAGAGCCCGCTTGGGCGGCGATCAAACTATTTGAGGAGCCCCCAATGCCTTTACTGATGGCAGCGCCCATGTTTGCGCCAGCTGATCTAAGCGTCAGCTCAGTTACAACGTCAGCGCCCTGAATTATGTCATCCATCGGGACGTTGTTTTTTACAGCGGTTTCAATCTGCACCATGGGGTTGATCAAACGCCGCAGGTCTTTGACTTCTGTCAAGGTCATCAGCCCGCCCGCCCGCATAATGTTTATCAGGGACGGCTGGTTCTGCGCAATAGGCTTGAAGAGCGCGTCTTCATAGGCCTGGATGTTGAATTTTCCCGAATTGCCGCCCGCCCGGGTATAGGCATAGTCGTACAAAGAAGACTTCATGCCGTCAGTGGCATCACTGCCGCCGGCCTTGGCCAGCTTGGCGATGTTGGTGATATTCTTGACGGGGAATTTGCTGTTCAAGGCGTCTGCCAGCGCGCGGGCGGGGTTCTCCACCGACAGCACCTGAGCAAACGCCGTTTGGTTCTTCACCGCCTTGTTGAGGGCGCTGTTTTGGTTGGTCACTTGCGTGAGCAAATTGCTGGCATGCGCAGCATCTCGCAGGTCGTCCATGATGCCCAATTTCTCAAGCATCGGTGCGTTGTCCTGCGAAAACTTTGTGAGCTTGGCAAAATTTAGCTTTTGAACATACGCGCCCTTGGCCTGGTCGTAAACCGTGGTCACCGCTTCATTTGCAAGCAGGCGCAGCACCCGGTTTTGTGCGTCCTGGATTGACACCACTTGTATGTCGGACAGCTCGGCCATGGGCTTGAGGTTCTTGGCCTGCTGGCTGTTCTTGCCAAACTGCGCTACTGCTTGGTCGTACTGGGTGCGGCCAAACTTTACGGCGTCTTCAATCTGCTCCATGCGCAGCGACGTCACGTCGGCATTAGCGCCAAAAGCACGAGTCACAAGCAACTCTGGAGCCAAGCGCTCTGCGCCGGCACGAGTGGTGTCCCCGGTAATGGACGCGGTCTTGGCAAACGTGCGGGTGAATACGTCGTTCAATGCCTGGGAGTACTGACGGGCCTGGGCAAAGATGGGGTTGTCCAGGCTGTTCAAATCCTTGAGCATGCCCTCGGCCAAGGACCCGTAAAAGTCGGCGTTGTTGACGTCGCCCTTGCCGGCAGCTTCACGCGCCATCTTCAGCAGCGTAGAGCGGTAGTTCACCAACTCGTCGACCCCAATCTCGCCGGGGGTGGGCTTAAAGCCATAGGGCACCTGCTGGGTGTCCAAGTACTCTTGCGTCGCCTTGCCCGCCTTAAAGTTCTGCACAGCGTCTTTGTCCACGCGCAGCGACTCCATGATCTTGCGCACAGGAGAGGGAATGGCATCGTCGTACAACGCCTCCCCCACGCCGGCAGCGCGGTTCAAAAAGGCATCAACCGTAGCCTGGGGCTTGATAACGGGAGCCTTGAGCACTTGACTGGTAATCGTGACCATTGGCCATTTGCCAGTGCGATCAAAGATGCGTTGGGCCTCAATACCCTCCATAGCAACCTTCTGTTGCCGGACAGAAGCCACAGGCGCTGTCATGTCGCCAATCGCAGCGGTCCACAACTCGCTTTCATAGTCGCGGGCTTGGCGCAAAGCCAGCTCGGTCTCAGTTTTGACAATGTCGCCGATCGCCGCGCGCGCCTGTGGGGTGTCTTTGCTGATCGCAGCAATCTTTTGCGCGGCCGAGGCATCTGCCGCAGACAGGCGCGTACTGAGCATGTTGTCAAAGTTCTTCTGTCGCAACTGCGCAGCAATCCTCAACGATTCGGGATTGCCTACCTTCTGCAGGTTGTCGATGAGCGCCTGGTAGGCCCGCATAGAGTTAAGGGCCTGCTGTTTGGTCTCCCCCCCAAACTGAGCGTGGTGTTCTCCAAGAGAGCTTTCCAAATCCATCAGGGCCTTACTGCCCGTCTTTTGTCCAGCTGTAGGGGTGGGCACCGTGCCAGGCAACTGCTGGCGCAGGGCCCTGGCCAGTGCAACAGGGTCCTCCCCAGCTTTGTCCAGGGCATCAAGCAGGATGTTGGCAGATTTCAATTCCAACGAGTTAGGCCGGTTGGCAGTGCTTGACTTTATAGACTTCAAGCCGTCCTTGGCCATGCCCACGCCTTGAAAAAGCAACTTGGTAGGGGTCAGTAGGCCTGCCGACAGCTCTGCCCCAAAGCGGACACCTGCTTGGCCAGGGAAAAAAGACTCTGCCCCGCCGCCCGCCACGCCCATCGTCCCCGCAGTGACGGCCTCAGTGGCCATAAAAGCACCCGGGCTGCGCCGTGCCGCTTCACCAAAGGCGGAGATAAACTTGGACACACGGTTGCCCGTCATCATGGGCAAGCCAAATGCTGCGGGGGCCGTGGAAATTGAAGAACCAAACGTCTTGCCGCCTTCGCGGTAAGGCACCAGGTCCTCGCGTTCAACGGCGGGGAACCAGCGCTCAAGCTCATTGCCAAACAACATGCCCGCGCCCGCGCCAAGGGCGGTGGTGACCAAGGGAATGGCCCCGGCAGCGGGTCCTATAAAGGGGGCCGCCGCGGCAGCAGCGGGCATGCCCAAACGCAGGCCTGTAATTGCCCCGAACGCGACCGGCGTATCACGGGCCACGCCCTGGGCGGCTCCAATAGCCGCCTCCTCGGCCCGTTGGCCAAGAGTCGGGCGTGAAGCCTCAAGGCCTACTGGAAGCGCCTCGGCTCCGGAGGTGTCCTTAAAAGGCTCAGAGAAGATGCGCGTACTTGGCGCGCCCCCAATAGGCTCAAGCCCCGGTGGAAGACCCGAATCGGAGGTAATCTTGTCTTTTGGGTCTGCCATGCTTCTGCCTTATTTGGAACGAGCGGACACTTTAGCGGGCGTTTTGCCCTGCCACAGTACTTCTGTGCCGGGGGGATATTTTCTATATTCTGCCTCGGAATACACCGGGGGCGGGAGCCCTAGCTCGGAATAAAACTTCTTGTACTCCATGGCCTTTGTACGCGCCCTGCTCTTGGCCTCTGGAGCCAACCCGGAATTGTCCGCGCCCTGTGCATCAAACTCTTTAATGCCTGACTGAAGGGACATACCAAGGACAATCAAGCGCGTGCCGTAAACATCCGGGTCCGTGAAGCCGGAAGGACGAATGTCGTAAACACCTGCAAGACGCTCCTGTTCCCGAACACTGCCTTGTGTGCTTTTGAGCATGGCTTCAATCAAGCGTTCAGCATCCAACTCCGCTTTTTTACGCGCTAAGGTAATGGCTGCGGCAGGGTCCCCAAGACCTGGAATGCTTGAAAACGCGCTAATGGCGGAGGCTATAGGCCCCGCAATTTTAAAGCGGTCACTCCACAGAGACAGCTTTTGCGGTGCGGCAGCAGGAGTCGGTGCGGCCCTAAGAGTTGAAGCTGCCGCAGGAGCCGGAGCTGCCGCAGGAGCCGGAGTTGCCGCAGGAGCCGGAGCTGCCGCAGGAGCCGGAGTTGCCGCAGGAGCCGGAGCTGCCGCAGGAGCCGGAGTTGCCGCAGGAGCCGGAGCTGCCGCAGAAGCCGGCGGTGGGGGCATTGGAGCTGCGAGCACGAAATTAGGAGGTTCGCTTAAAGGTAATAGAGGTCCAGCGACCAGCGGGGAGGGTCCAGCGACCAGCGGGGAGGGTTCAGCAACCGCCGAGGGAAATGCAGCGCCCACCGATGGAGGAGCAGCGGCTGGCGCACTTTGGCTGGCGGAGGCCTCAACCTGAGCAGGGTTGCCTGCCGGCACCAAAGCAGGGGTAGCTGCGACGGGCTTTCCAATCTTCATCCTGGCAGCTTCTGCCTGCTTTACAAAGTCGGGCAACACGACCGGCATCTGCACGGTATACGGTTCACGTGTTACTGGGTCAAACCGGGTCTCAAAACGAGGGGTCTTGAACACGGTAATGGCCGATGAGACGAGCTTGTCTTCTGCTGGCGTTGTTGTACCCGCAGCGTAACTTTCTATGAGGCCTGGCATGTTGACCACGTTCCACTGCCAGTCGCCTTTTCCAAAAATACTGGTGCCAACACCCTTCATTTTGGCAGCCTCAGCCTTGGCGCTGGCTTTTAAGATATCGCTAAAGACGCGGGATTTGGTGTCCAGCAACTTGGTGTTCTGCGCTACGACTTGGTCCTGGTCCTGCTCAGCCGCCTGCAATGCCAGCGACTTGAGCTTCAGGTCGATGTTGTTCATGGCTTCGACGTGTTTGCCAATGGCCCCCGGCAGCGACTTTGCAGCGCCGGCCAGTCGGCCAAAGAATCCGCCCTGCAATGGCCGACCTTGGTCGTCCGTGTTGGCCCCAAAATTAAAGGCCCGTTGGCCCAGTTCAAACAAGAGCTGTGCTTCTGCGTTGCCACGGCCCTTGTCAGCGCCAAGCAAGGCTTGATACTCGGGCAAACGGGTCTTCATGCCTGCTGCAAGTGTTGGCACGGCTGCTGGTCTTTGGCCCAACAGGCTTTGCATCTGGGCTTTAGCCAGTGCAACCAACTCAGGCGGGTACGCCAGCAACTCCTCGTTGGACTCGCTGTCGTCTTCTGTCGTAGAGGTCACACCCGCCGGGTTAGACCCTCGTTGAAAATTTTGAACGTACCCGCCGCGCGCCATGGCTATTGGAGGCATGTCGGTTGGGGGCATTCCAGGGGGCATTCCAGGGGGCATTCCAGGGGGCATTCCAGGAGGAGCGCCCGGTGGCCCAGGAGGTGCACCGCCACCCATCCCCGCCATCAAAGCGGCAATACCGCCCTGGTCGGAAGGAGGCGCGCCTGCGCCAGGAGGCATTGGGGGCATGCCAGGAGGGGGCATACCAGGAGCGCCACCCATCATCGGGGGTTGCGGCCCTTGGGCCATGTCTTGTGATTGGGGAAGCGCGCCAATCCCGCCGCCGCCCTGCTGCGCCAGAATCGGCTGCAGCATTGCCAGCACCTGCTCGGGCGTCTCAGTGGCAGCTTGGTAGCCCACAAGATCGGCCAACTCGTCACGACGAGCGTCAATAGAGCGCATATCGCCCCGCAGGTTGTTCATCAAAATTTCAGGAGAGTTGGGGCGACGCTCCATCATCATTTCGGGGTCTTCACCCTCGTCTTCGTCGTCGCCCTCATCACCCATGGAGTCCATGAATCCTTGCATGATCCCCATGTTCTCGATGTCGTCGTCTTCGCGCATCATCTTTTTGCTCATATTGACCTCTTAGAAAAGACCGGCTTTTTTCGCGCCAGCGGCAGTGGCGAGTCCCCCCAGGCCAATGCCCACGGCCTGTTGGAATGGGCTTGCCGTTGGTTGACTGGCCACCGCCGTGGACATCTGCGTAGACGGCGCGCCCTTGTAGATGTCGGACAGGAAAGCGGCCTGTTGGTACGGCGCATAGACCTGCTGCAGTTCGTTGGCACGAGCTGCGTCCAGCGCTTGCTGGTTGAACGCTTGCTGCGCCTGCCCAGTGTTGTACAGGAAGTTGATATCCCCTTGCCCCAGCGCCTGTGCTGTTTGGCCCAGAGCGCCTGCTTGCACCCCAAGCTGACCCAACTGCCCCGCCACTTGGCCCAAGCCCTGGGCGGTCTGTTGGCCAATACCAAACTGCTGTGACGCCAACTGCCCGATGCCTTGGCCAAGGCCTTGGTACTGCTGCGCCTGTTGTCCATAAATGCCTGCTGCGGTTTGAGCGGCTTGGTTGCGCGCTTGGCTCTGCTGCATCATCAAGTTGGCAATGTTCTGGTTGATCGACGCCTGCTGGCCGGCCAACGCGCCGCTTTGGGACGCCAAGTTTCCATACTGCTGCCCTGCCTGCAGGAACTGGCCCGCGGCACTTTGGCCCAACTGCGCCTGTTGCACGCCCAACTGCCCAAGGCCTTGGCCCGCGGCCACTTGGTTCTGCGCCAGGTTGCCGTAAAGGCCTGCCGCGGCTTGCCCTAGTTGCGCCTGCTGCCCAGCTTGCGCGCCAACTTGCTGCCCGATGCTGGCCAACTGCCCCGCACCTGCTTGCCCAAGTTGTGCCCGTTGCGCCTCAAGCGATCCAAGCTGTGAGCCGGCCTGCAGTCCTAACTGGCCTTGCTGCGCAGCCAACTGCGCTGCTTGCTGACCCAATTGGCCCTGTGCTTGGGCCGATTGTCCGTACATGCTGCCAATACCTTGCATCAACTGAGATTGTTGCGCGGCCTGACTGGTCTGCGTTTGTTGCAGTTGTGCCATTTGCATGGCAGTTTGAGCGTCAAAGCCGGCCTGTTGAAACCTCTGTTGGGCCGCTTGAAGCCCCAACTGGCCTTGTTGACTAGCAAGCTGCCCTTGAAGGCCGGCCTGTTGAGCCGCCAACTGCGCCGCTTGCTGACCAAATCCGGCCTGCTGGGCAGAGGCGTTAATTTGCCCAATGCCTGCTTGTTGCAGCATATTTGAAGCCTGAAGCCCGGCCTGTTGATTGGCAAGCCCATACTGTCCCTGCATTGCCTGGTTGGCCAAAGAGGTTTGCTGTTGAGCACCAAGGTTTTGCTGTCCAACAGTAAGGCCCGCTTGCTGGTTTGCCATCGCGGCTTGAAGAGCGGCCTGCTGGTTCATCCCAGAGGCCTGTAGTCGATTGGATTCTTGTTGAATACGCGCCTGCTGGTCAGCAGTCAGGTTTGCAAGGGAGGTTTGCAGCCTTGTTTGCGTACCAAGTTGTTGAACCCCCAACTGAGCACCCAAGTTTTGTTGCCCAACAGTAAGGCCCGCCTGCTGATTCGCCATTGCCGCTTGAAGAGCAGCTTGTTGGTTCATCCCGGAGGCCTGCAATTGATTCGCCGACTGTTGAACACGAGCCTGTTGGTCAGCAGTCAAGTTTGCAAGAGCAGCTTGTAGGCTCGCTTCAGTGCCGAGCTGCTGCACTCCCAACTGAGCCCCAAGGTTTTGCTGTCCAACAGAAAGGCCGGCTTGTTGGTTTGCTATCGCGGCTTGAAGGGCCGACTGCTGGTTCATCCCGGAAGCCTGCAACTGATTCGCCGACTGTTGGACACGAGCCTGCTGGTCAGCAGTCAAGTTTGCAAGGGAGGCTTGTAGGCGCGCTTCAGTGCCGAGCTGCTGCACTCCTAATTGGGCCCCTAAGTTTTGTTGCCCAACAGAAAGGCCGGCTTGTTGGTTTGCCATCGCGGCTTGAAGAGCGGCCTGCTGGTTCATCCCGGAAGCCTGCAGCCGGTTGGATTCCTGTTGAACACGAGCCTGCTGGTCAGCAGTCAAGTTTGCAAGAGAGGTTTGCAGCCCCGCCTGCGTGTTCAGCTGTTGGGCCTGCATTTGAGAACCCAAATTTTGCTGCCCAACCGTAAGCCCTGCCTGCTGGTTTGACATCGCGGACTGCAACGCCGCCTGTTGGTTCATCCCGGAGGCTTGCAGACGGTTGGCTTCTTGCTGAACACGAGCCTGCTGGTCGGCGGTTAAGTTTGCAAGGGCGGTTTGCAATCCCGCCTGAGTGTTTATTTGCTGGGCCTGCATCTGAGAGCCCAGATTCTGCTGCCCAACAGCAAGACCTGCTTGTTGATTGGCTTGTTGTGCGGCTAGTCGAGCCTGCTGTTCAGTGTTAAACTGTTGCTGGGCCTGCTGGTAAGACTGTTGCAGGCCCTGTCCTACGATGTTAGAGCGCAGTTGGCTGAAGTTTCTTGCGGCCTCGGCTTCCATAACCCCCTCTCGCTCGCTTCCAAAAGCGCCAGAACGAACCGCCTGTGCTGCCCGGCCCTGGCGTGCAATACTGTCAGCTCTTTCAGCTTCTCGGACCTGTTGGTTTACTACATCCTGCATGTACGGAGACATGTAGTTCTGCAAGGTCCCAGTATCAGTAATGGACCCCGTTGCTACCTGCTGGGCAGGACCCATTTGCGCAGCTTGCGCGTTAGGGGTGTAGCTGGTCTGTGCAGCGTTTAATTGGCCAATTCCAACTTGTTGCGCTCCAACCTGTTGAGCAGGACCCATTTGCGCCGCTTGCACGTTGGGGGCGTAGCTGGTCTGTGCGGCGTTTAATTGGCCAATTCCAACTTGCTGCGCTCCAACTTGCTGGGCAGGGCCCATTTGATAGGTCGACAGGTCGGGCCTAAAACCCGTCTGCGCCGCCTGCAAATTTCCTGCACTCGCCTGCTGCGCTGCAACCTGCTGGGCAGGACCCATTTGATAGGTAGACAGGGCGGGCTTAAAACCCGTCTGCGCTGCTTGCAAGTTTCCTGCACTCGCCTGCTGCGCTGCAACCTGCTGGGCAGGGCCCATTTGGTAGGCAGATAAAGCGGGGTTAAAACCGGTTTGCGCTGCTTGCAAATTCCCCGTTCCTACCTGCGCCGCTCCAACTTGTTGGGCAGCCCCCATTTGCGCGGCTGTCCCCTGTGGGGCGGCTCCGAGTCGGCTTCCGGCGGCCTGCTGTGCACCTTGATAAAGCGCGCCAATGCCTTGGTTTATTCCTGGTTGAGCGGCGGCCCGCTGCGCCATCGCAATAGCCTCTTGGCCTTGGTTGACAGCTTGGCCAAAACCCGGCTGTTGAGCAGCTTGCTGCGCCATGGTAGAGGCTTGGGCGGCTTGCTGGCCTGCATTTTGAAGGCCGCTAACTGCCGGCCTAAAGTCAGAAGGGCCAGCCTGCTGGGCCGCACGTGTGGCCTGACCAAGCGCTACGTCTTGTGCAATAAACCCCGGCTGTTGAGCAGCTTGAGCAGCCATGCCAACAGCCTGTTGGCCTTGGCCCAAGCCTTGGTTGATTACTTGGCCCGCGTAGTTAAAGTTGGGCTGCGCACCTTGAAGCTGCCCGGCAGCTTGCTGCATCAGCGCTTGAGAGCCTCTGAAATCCGCCGCGCCAGAACCCAGCGCCATCTGCTGGGCTTGAGTCAGGCCTCCGATGCCTTGGGAAATGGCAGACGTTGCAGGCTGCAAGTTGGCCTGGCTGGACAAGGCAGCCATGTTCTGGCCCGTGGCCAGCGCTCCGAGGCCCGAGGCCACATCTGCACGCGCCGCGCCAAACTGACCGGTGGTGTCGGATGCAGCGGCGCGCTGCGCGGCCGTGTCAAGATACCCCAAGCCTTGATTGATTTGACCGATGCCCGAGGCGATATTGGCCGTGGCCCCACCTGCTTGGCCCATGGCCCGTTGAGCGTCGGTAAATTGCGCCCGGGTGTCCGCGCCGCGCAAGACATCAGCGGCTGCACCGGCGGTGTCGTATCCCTTGACCAATGACGTCTTGGCAGCATCCATGTAGTTTGAATAGCCCCCAACCCCCTGCGCTTTAGCTGCGTTAAGAGCTGTCTGCTGTGCGGGAGTAAACCCTGCTACCTGGTAGTCAGGCAGTTGCTGGGCAAGCGTCTGGCCTCCGCCTTGGGTAAAAGCCAGCTTCTGGGCCTCTTCCAGTAGCTTGAGCTTATAGGCCTCAATTTCCGGGGATTCCCCAATTATTCGTTGGGTAACTGTTTCGCTTGTCATTTATTTCCCCTTAACGGCTCCACCTTCGAGCTTCTTCATCAACTTGTACATGCGCGCCGCACCTTTGCGACGACTGCCGCCCCCGGCATTGCGCACAGCTTTGGCCGTAAACACGAACTCGCCGTCTGACAGCATTGCTGGGATGTCATCCGAAGTCCCAGTGCCGGGGCCGTTGATAGGTCCGTCGCGGCGAGGAAAGTTTGTCATTTTGGCATCCCCGCCCTTAGCCATGCGACGGAGTTGGCCGTCTGGGCCATAGATAAGCGGGACGTTGTACAGGCCCTCCATGTTGTAAGGTTGCGCCACGCCTCCGGGGCTTCTGGTCACGCCGGTTGGAATGGCATTCGTAGGCATCGTCACAGAAATAGTGTCGTATGAAGGCGCTGGGACAATTGGATTTCTTGGCACGGCTGGCTTGGTATAGCTGCTCAGGCCTCCTTTAAACTTGTCAGGGTTATCCCTTATGTAATCGGAACCGGTGTAGTAGCGGTTGTACAGGGGGTTCTGGTCGGCGGGCTCGCCTTCCATGCCGCCTGTAGCGGCCATAACCGCAGTGCCGGCCAAGGCCAAAGGGCCGTACTTCTGAAGAAGACCTGCGTCTTTTGGCAACCCGGGACGACTGGGGGACAGATACTCGCCGTACAGGTCCTTGGCACCCGAGAGCATCTTGTCCATGAAGCCCGGCTGTGAGCCCGCCACGGTATATCCTGCTTTTGGAGCTGCGCCGGGGGGTAATTGCAGAGAAGAGGAGCCGCCAGATTGATTTGCAAGCATTTGTTGAGCATTGGTCACGCCACCGCCACTCTCCGCCCTCAAGCCCTGCAGGGCACCGGCCGAAACGCCGGAGGTCAGTCCCATTTTTAAGGCATCTTCCGGGCGCATGCCGCCTAACATGCCAATACCGGTTCCAATCAAGCCTGTTGACAGGCCCGTGTTCAACGCACTGCCAACTGGGGCCAATCCAGACATATAGCCGCCAACTGCGCTTACAGGGTTTACCCCCATGATTGTGCCGCCGCCGCCAATGTAGCCCATGGCACCGGAAATTAAGGCGTCTTTAATGTTGCCGCCGCCTGCAAGAGTGACAGTGCCGGAAGCCAGTGCCGCCGTTCCCGCTGATCCAAGGTATGCGCCAATGGCTGTTGGCCCGAGGACCGTGGCCAACGCAATGGTGCCCAAGATGCTTCCAACAGGACTCTTGAGGATGTCTTTGGCGACGTCCGCAACCCCTTTGAACACATCGCCTATGCCTTTAAAAACAGCAGTGAACGGGTCGTCTTTGAACTCAGGCAGCCCTGTGGCGGGATTGATAGTGCCTGCCCCGCCTCTGCGCTTGAGCAGCGCTGCCTCTTCCGGGGTGATGTGCGCCAGGATGCGGTCGCCGCCCCGGCCCTTGGATGCAAGATACTGACCGACATCGGCCAGCCCGCCAGAGGCCATGCCCACGGGTTGCAGTCCCTCAACAACAGGGGACAGGTCCATAGGCTCTTGGGCCCCGGCTCCCTGCATTTGGCGCATTTCCTGCAGCACCGCGAGCATTGCGCCGATAAACTCGGGGTCGTACTCTGGAGGCATGTCCCCTTCATCCAGGGCCCCTGTTTCAATCATCTTTTGAAGCAGGTTCTTGTAGTCACCAGGGTTTTGGCTGACGTATTCAAGGACCTGAATCAGCACGTCAAGCTGTTGCGGGGTAACTTGAAGGTCGCCAATGTTCTGACGAATTGCCTCCTTCAGAGCGGACTGCTCTTGGGGGTTGACCATGCCAAGCGCCGTTTGAGCGGCGTCATACGAGTCAGCGCTCGTAACGGTCGGGCGCGGTGGTTGCGCCCCTTTGTCCTGCATGCCCATGCCTTGAGGCAGGGCCATGATTCCTTCATCTGCCATGATAGTCCTTTCCAGTTTTAGCCATGAGCCTCGTGGTGGGCTGCGCGCCGGGAAAGGACGCGTTAATAGCTAAGATTATCCGTTAAATTCCTAGCTTCTGTCCACTAAAAGAGCGCTTACCACAACGTAAACATTGCTTTGCGAAGATGTGACCACCAGCGCGTCGAGCTGCTCAAGTATTAAAGGGCCCGCGTTCCAGCCAGCCAAAAGGTCTACATATTTATTAGGGGCTACCGCTTCCAAAGGCACTAAATAGTGTGTCCCGGTTCCGCCAGGGGAAAAAGTAACGGTTATGTTGGTGCTTGCTGCATTTGTGTTTGCTATCCAAATAGACTTGACGATAGCCGTTGTGGCCGCAGGGACCGTCAACACAGTGTTTGCAACTGCTGAGACCAAAGGCTGCTGAAACCGTTTGTATGCGTTTCCCATTATTTTCCAAGGAACCAAGTTTGCGCTTGGTCCTTGTCCTCCGTAACGATAGGCGTGTAGGTGTTGTTGAGCTGAAATATCACCTGCTCAAGCGACCGCACCAACTGGTTAAACTGCGCCGGGTCGTAGCCCGAGGGCGCGGCGTTGGGCAGGCGGACGTTAGTAATTTTGCTCATGTCTGGGGTTCCCAGTAAGCAAGTTCAAGCTGCCGTCTCGCAGCAACAGCGTCTTCCAAGGTCACACAAACCGAAGAGTAGTAGCGCCTTCCCTGCGCCGTGATATTGGCCAGCCACTTTCGATAAGCAGGCAAATACACAACCCCCCGATGTCCTGTAACGGAGGTTTTACGCCGGGAGTTGACTGACTGCACGTGCCCAGATGCCCAGCGACAGTTATTCTTAAAATACCCAAGGCTGTTTTCAATCCGGTCTAGTGTTTGGCCTTCTCCAGGCTCTCCCATGTCAAACACGAATCGAACATATTCTTGCCACTCCGGGCAGACGGTAATCCCCCGTGCCCCATAGCGAACGTAGTCCTTATCTTTGGGGTTTTGACACCTTCTGATCATGGCCCGCCACGTGTTGTAAGAAGAACGATTCCATCCCCCGTGTCGTGTAATTTTTTCCAGGTGGTAGCAGCCACAAGACTGCGTATTTCCTGTAGCAAGACTGCCGGAAGGAATAACAACCTCTTTACCGCAATCACACAGGCAGCGCCACAGGCGTTTCTTATTCGCGTTCACTCCGGCGTCTGCGACCACAGACAAACGCCCATAGCACATACCGATTCGATTGATAAATTTACCCATGGCCCAATTATACATTCATCTACTGCCATCGGGTTGGATGTCTACGCGCATCGTGCCAAAGCGCCAAAAGCTGCCCAACTCATCGCTCTCAATGCGCAATTGAATTTGACGTCCACGGGCGCGAGTGCTGACAAACTGCGTGGTCGGCGTAATCACATACGGGTCTAAAGAGCTGGGTACTGCAGTGGCTTGGGGGTAAGGGCGCAGGCGAAGGGCCACAGTGAGATTTCCCTCTTGGCGCTTAAAGTCAGGAATAAACCGCTGCATCAACAGCATTTGGTCCCCGTCACCAATGTCAAAGTAGCCGGAGTAGATGTAGGCATCAATTGCCACACCGTCGGCATCCACACCATCTTCTTGGTTGTACAAATGGCTGCGACCGGCTGTGAGGCCATAAATGGTGGTAATGGTTGCATCGGTTGCCAGAGGGTTGTATTCCGAGGCCAAAGGCTTGTCAAACGTGCCAATGTCGGTCCACGCTGTGCGGGCCATAGAACCCACTGACCAGACGTTTTCCAGGTAGTTGTACGTCACAAAACGGTTAATATAGTCGCTGCTCAATGACGGATAAAACCACGTCACTTCGTTAAACTGGGCGTTAATCCCCACGTTCACAGCAGTCGCCTGTGCAATGTTCAAGTCTTCAAAAATGTAGTCTTGCACCGTACAAGGAATCTTCTTTACCGTGCCGTCAAATACAAAGAACGCGTCCTTGCTCATCCAGTAGGCCACGCCATTGACGTCAGCCGAAGCGTGCGGTCCGATGATGCCGCAGTTAGCACCCAGCTGCTGAAAGCCAAACGTGTAGGGCGGACCAATAAACTGCTGGCCATGGAGGGATGTGTCTGTCCAAATCAATATCTGACCACGTGAGCGCAGCGCCGAGATAATCTCGTTGCCATCCGTGAGCCGTTGTCCGCCGGCCGTGTTGGTTGCAGTGGCCACAAAGTCGTTGATGTCCTCTTGCGAAGAGAAGCGCACAAACATCGGGTCTTGAGAGGTTGGATCACCCAGCGTGGACTCCGTGCCAAAGCACACCAGGTGCCTGTCCGGTGTGGATACCAGCGCATACTTGGATTTGGTAGGCGCGCCTGAGATAGCCGTGGCCCGCGTTATAATTCCGTCGTCTGGGTCCCACTCGTAAATGCCACCGTCGACCAGCTGCAAAATGAGCACTTGGCCAAAGTTGTCAAACTGCCAAACCCTGGCCAACAACGACAACGAGGCAGAGGCGGGCCGTGGCGTGCCCCAGGTGCTCAAGCCCCACGTGCCGGTGCCCCAGCCGTAATCGAGGAAGCTGATATCGCTGCCAACGTTAATCTGATAGGTCGCGGTCGCGGTGCCGGCCGTTGTCGTGGAGGTGGCTTGGGTCGGGGAGACGATCGTGTAAGTGCCGTCAGTGAGCACTAATTGAATCTCAAACTCATTTGTAAGACTGGCGTTGGTAATCCCGCCCGGGTTGCCTGTGACGCCACTAAAAGTGACAAAGTCGCCTGTAACTGCGCCATGAAGAGTGTCGTTGACAACCACCGTTGTACTGCCATTGGTGGTCGTAAAAGTGCAGGAACCAGAGGCCCGAATGGGTGTGATGTCGGCCCACGAACCGCCGTAAAACACATAGACCTTGCGGTTTGTCCCAAGGACCGCGTAGGGGGCTCCGCCCAAATCGTTCCAGGTAAAAATGTCACTGGTGGAGCCCACAAAATTAATCGTGGTGTTGCCAAACTGCGTCCAGCCGCCTAGTTTTTCCGGCAGCCCATAGCTAAACCGCACGTAATCGCTGTCCACCCAGCCGCCCTCAGCGCCGTACTCTGTGTTCTGCTTGTCGACGCCAGGTTTGAGGAAGAGTCGCAAGAGGGCCATGATTACCCTTTTGCAGCGCGCATGTTGTCAACAAGGTTTGGATACGGGCGGCCAGCTTTCTTGGCGGCGGCTTTGGCGGTGGCTTTCTTTGCCGACGTCAAAGTTTTGGGCTTGCCAAGGCTCTTAGGACGTTTTTTGTCCCAGACAGGGGTGTTTTTCATGTGACGCGTCTCCATTCAGGCTTGCCGTCGCCTCGGCTAAAGTGCGGCGTGTCCACCAGTTTGACACCATTTCCGCCCCATGAGTTAAAAGGGTGCAGCGACTCCCAGTAGACGCCAAGCGGGGCCAAGACTTTTTTGTCGTAGACCAACTTGCCTTCTTGGAAGAAATTGAAATCCACCGCCAAGCGCTTCAAGTGCAACGAGTTCATTGTCTGGCTGCGGCCAGTCTTGACGTACAGCTCCTGCTGCTCTGGGGTGCGGTAAAGCTCGCCGGCAGTCACCATAAACCCTTGGGAAGATGCAAACTCAACGAGTCGGCACATGTCGCGCAGAAAAGCTGCTTGTTCTCTGCTTAGGCTCATTTTTTACTCCTCATCTCAGCGAGTTTTTCAATGGTGCGTCCACCGAAATATGCACCCATAATCAACATGCCCCACTGCCCCAGCAAGGACACGTAGGACTCGTTGGCGTCCAGGCCAAAGGCCGACATCATAGAGAACAGGAAGTACCCCACAAAAATGGCAATAAGGCTCATGGGGCGGATGTTCTTGGACAGCCAAGAATCCGAGGACATGTCCGCTTTCCACCGATCAGAGATGTTGTTGTCCTCATTCTGAATGGCGGCGGCAAAGGCTTGCAACTCGTCGAGACCGAGTTTTTTCTCCTCGATACGCAAGCGCAAAAGCTCCTCCTCGTGATCCATCTCGTATTGCCGGAGCTTCAACGTGTCTTCAGTCGACAGCGGTTGATCGAGCTTTACGCCTGTTTTTTCTTCCACCCACTCTTTACCCTTGGCCATCACAGCATTGCTAATCAGGCCAAGTCCTTGGGATAACAGGGGCATAAGGAGTGCTGGAATCATAATTACCCTTTCAACTCAAAACTTAGGTTGGCATGCCGGGGATACTGCACCACGCGTTCTCCTTCTGGGCATTTGTACTTGATCGTCGCCAGCAAAGTAGCTGCACCCGGCGCAATCTTCTCTTTTCTCACCATCGTGAGTTGGTAGGTAAACGTATCAATCTCTGGCCCCGCTGGTCCACTGAACTTGCTTGCCGTTGTCGTTGCCTCATGCACCATGCCCGATGCGTCACGGATGCTTGGCGTGAAGCTCTCGACAGAGCAATCATTGCGCTTTTTGATTCGCGCAACCGTGACGTTGATTGGCTGCCCAGCCGCTGCTGTGATTTTGAAATGCTCTGGTGACCATTCAAGGATGGCCCTGTCAAACCAGCCAAACTTGTCCGCCAAGGTGTAACCGCCGCCAATGGCTGCGATGCTTGCTGCAACTGCTCCAATGGCTTTGGTGAGGTCAATCATTTGTCTTTCCTGTCAGCTAACCCAAGGCACTCCAGAAGTCACTGCTGGCGCTGCTTTGCGTAGCTTGTAGGCTGCAAGTTCAGCGTCTGCGCTGGCTTCAAATTGATTCTCAGCACCAGCATCACGCTTGATCCACTCAATCACCTTGGCCTCGGTGAGGTCTGCAAAAGCAGTTGGTGTGACCGGCTTGTTAGCAAACCCAAAGTTGTAGTTGTGCGTGAAACTGTCAACGCCGTCTGATGCGGTGATGCTGAACTGCGCGGTGACGACAATGCCATCTGGGTTGCGGATCAGGTTGGTGACTTTGTATTCGTAGGTGTTAGACATGATTTATTCCTTTTTGGTTATAGCGTTACCAACCAACAGCAGCAACATAAGTGGCTGCGCCCGGCACTTCAGCTTGAAACTCCGCTTGCTGTTCTTTGGTGTATGCTTTTCGATGATATGTCTCGCTAATAACTTCATCGTCACGCAAGACCTGATTGGCCC